GATGTATTCGCTAATGTTATCGCCAGCCCAGAAACGTTTCCCGTCACGCTTGAATTTAAAGCGAAGATGATCGCATGCTTTGGCCAGACCGTAGCCGCCGTCGCCAGCCATGGCATCTAGGCCTGTTTGATTTTTATCTGTCATGTTTTCTCCGAGTTAAAGGGGTGGATCCCTTTGTAGTATTGTAATGTATTTAGATTGCAGTGTCAACTACTTTGAATTTAATCATTCAAAAAGTCTGCCACGTTCAAAATATCTAGCAAAGCACAGTCGATTGGTGTTGGTACCACGATTGTACTCGCTGTGAGTGTTTTTGGTATCAATACCAAACAACACAGTCTTGCTGGGGGCAACTCCCAACTGATTACAGAATCTCTGCTGCAGAGCGCCCCAGTGTTGACTGTTGAAGTCTGCACTCCACTGATTCATGAGTTCAAGACCCAGTCCTGCTCCCAGTCGATTTACATAGGCGCTTTTGTGATGCACCATCAAGCTGTCGTCATCGTCAACACGAGTGAGTCGCATGCCTATACGCACATGACTGACTGGGAATGTTTTGCTAAGACTAAATGTAACATCAGTGATGGCAGGATGTGCAAGGTCTACCAAAATGTCCCGACAGGCTCCAAAGAAGGCCATGTCCACCAAGACCGGAACCGAGAGCTCACCAGCACGATTCAGCAACATCTGAGTGTAGCCGTGCACATCACCTGTGTCTGAAAACGGCAGGGAAAGCACCAAGGCATCGTTGGGCTCTAGTGGGCCGTCCTCGATGTACCGCCAGTCTGGGAAATAATTTCTCCAGCTGGCTGCATGATACATGTATTCGCCACGCAAGCATCTGAATCTGCGAGTTCGATTACGTAGATAGAACTTGTCAAAAGCTTCGCTGGTGCCCAGGCTGTAAGCAGCCACAGGAAAGCTATCTAGTCCTTGGATGTAATTCAGTCGAGACTGCTGTATCCATTGCCGATACCGATCAAGAAATCTATGATGTAGGCCAGAATCATTCAGCCACTCAGTAACCGGAGCGTTGCGCATGATGTTGGTGATCTCTTGAGAAATGACCGAATACTCAGCTGCGCTGGCACCACCATATGGCAGTGATTTGAGATTGGGTAAAACGTTTGTGGTCATATGATTAGTTAGTGTACCAGGCCCAGGCATGTCCAATCATGTCGTCTAGATTGTGGCGGCGCCAATCAGTGCCATATTGATTGAATTTGTCTGCACTGGCAGTCAGCACAGGAGGATCTCCTGCTCGTTGCGGCCCCACACGAATCACCACAGCAGAACCAGTAACTTGCTGGGCTGTGTCAATGATTTCACGATTGCTGATGCCTTGACTGGTACCCAAGTTGTACACACCTGGCTTCACCCCTTGACCCAGGGCCAGCACATGAGCTCGGGCAATGTCTTCCACATGCACATAGTCTCGCACACAGGTGCCATCGGGTGTGGCATAGTCAATGCCATTCAACACAAACTCTTGGCTGTCGCGGATGCTTTCTAGCACACGAGCAATGATGTGTGTGGCACCAGGTTCTTGACCATGCCTTCCTTGCGAATCAGCACCACAGGCATTGAAGTAACGAAATGCCACATAGTCCAGGCCATATGCACGATGATAGCTGGACAGGATCTGCTCTATCATGAGCTTGCTTTCACCATAGGGGCTGATGGGTTCTCGTGGATCAACTTCATGACAAGGAGTCATAACCGGTTCCCCGTACACTGCTGCACTGCTACTAAAGATAAATCTTGTGCGTGGTAGCGCACTCATCATGATGTTCAAGAGACGAAGAGTCTTGACCACGTTGTTGTGATAGTAGTCGCTTGGGTGCCGAATACTGGGACCAACCAAACTGGTGCCAGCACAGTGCACCACAGCCTCAGGTTGCGACTTGATCAACTCTCGATAGGCTTCGTCGCTGTCAAAGTCTGCTTGCACAAACTGATCAAACACATCTTTCAAATGTGCCGGGCAAGGACGTCGATCAATGCCGATCACTGTGTGTCCTGCGTCTCGCAACAACAATGCAACCTCACCGCCAATATAGCCTGCGGCTCCTGTTACTACTACTGTCATTCTTCCACCTTGACCACATGATATTTAGATTCGCTCACGTAGTTGCGATAGTTTCTACCCGACCGCAACCACTGGTCGCCTGTGCCTTGCATGATGTCCACACAGCGATCCACTGTGCCGTTGTTCCAGTCTGAGATCAAGCCCATGTTGTGGTGCGGTTCACGCAACAACAGTTGCAGTTTCACAAACGCATCGTCTATGCTCCAGGGCACATACAAGCGATTGGGGTCGTGCGCAAAAGTTTCAGGGAAACTGCGGTATGCTGGATACAGCACATTGCAGCCTAGAGCATCTGCTTCCGATACAGTGTTTGAAACCCAGTCTTGTAGTGCACAGTTGAACATCACGCGACTGTCGTTGAGAATCTCATAGTAGTCGTTCTTTTTAAGATTCTCATGAATTGAGAGCTTGCCCTCTGCAGCCATAGATCTTGCACGAGCCACATATCGAGGATCGTTACTGCGTAGTGGTCCACCTTGTAGTAGAGCAAACTCCACTGGATGTGGGCCTTGGGCATGCCACATTTCAATCAAGTCCATGTAGAAGTCTGGCTGCTTTTCTTGATCGAATCTAGCAGCAAATACCACACGTCGCTCGCGATCCTCAAACGGGCGAATGTTTGCAGCACCGCCAATACGACCCTGCACTTCCGCCTTGCCAAATGCCAGGCCCGAGATGTTGTAGATGTCAGCAGTCCAGCCAGCAATACGCATGTGAGCAACCATTTCCTCGTTGGTGGCCAACACAGCACCGCCGGAGTCCCGCACAATGTCATTGACCATTTGCTCATACAAGCCCATCCACCGGCTCATTCCCCACACATGCACAAAATCATCAGGGTCAATGGCCTGTGCCAGGCAGCGAACATAGATACGTGGCTGCTGTGACTCAGGCACTTGATTGAGAATATAACCAAGGCTTTCAAAGCCCGGCTGGAACATGTCCTCAAAGAACACCACATCGTCACCAGTGACTTCACCGTTCTTCATCAGCTGCACCAGATTCATCATCTGACTCATGGCAAAGTAACTGCGACCATGTGCATCTAATACCTGTCCTACTGAAATGGCCTGTGTGTTGTCAATCACCTGACCGGGCACATACACCACGTCCAAGCCACGCCTGTCAAACACCGCACGGCTCCATTCAGACAGTTGCAGAGTGTATCGGGCTTCGTAGCTTTCCAAGCCCATGTAGTAGAGTTTTCTCATGCTGGCCGGTATCCTGCAAAGCGGCGAGCGTCTTCCCACCACATGTTCTTGGCATTCTTGCCTTGGCTGTACTTGGTATACTGCTGCCAGGCATAGCTTTTCCAATTGCGCAAGTCAGCTTCGTTGTAGCGATAGCCGTAGTCCTGACAGAACACCAGGAACTTGTCAAGTTCAGCAAAGATTTCTACGACCACGGGGTTTGAGCGAATAACAGGTTTTCCCATTTTGGTATTTCCTTAGATTTTGATAGATTGATGGGCGCGGTGAGTTTCATATTTTATCAGTGCTCCGTTTTCACCATCTTCGGACACCTCAATCCAGACTGCACGTTCTGGATACCGGTTAGCGATCTGCAGATACAAATCATCTGCCATCATTTCACAACTCTTGTAGTCTAACTGAATTGTACCCTGGCTGTAAAGCTTTTCGAGCCAGCGTTTGAATTGAATAAATTCGATGTCACGATCGTTGTGCACCACATCAATCCACACACGAAAGTGAAAGATATGCCGATGTGGAAAGCCAAGAAAGCTGACATCATACTCGTCTCCAGTGGCCAGCTCGGGGTCTGTAGCTGCTGCCGGATACTTGTGAATGCCTTCCTTTTGAAACGTGACCCAGATTTTTTTATCTGCACGAGCCATGATTCTCTGTGCTTGTTCAGTTAGTGCTTGTGTTCTTTGTTCCATATTAACCTCTCATTGATTCCATAGTGATTAGTTTGCCCAGCTCCGAATTAAAGTCTGAGTCTTCGTGAATGATGTAGTGGCGGTCGTCGTTGCGATCAGTCTTGTGATCATAGCGGAAGAATGTCACAACACTGCCACCGTTGATGCGCTTGACATTGATGCGCAGGCCATCACCCCAGGGACGTTCTTCGTCACAGTGACTGACTAAGCCCTGGGCCTTGTTGGAGACCAGGTCTGGCACATCAGGGCTGTCCCGGTATTCGTAGGCCCAGCGGCCGATCATGCGTTTAAACCATTTCATGCTTGTTCCTTAACGTTCAACTTCAAAAACTTTGAATTCCATGCCCTTACCACGAGTGTCATAGCCGCCAGTGTCGTCAATTATTTCGCTGGCATAACTGACACCATTCACCAGGTCCCAGCCTTCAATGTCAATGGTGCTGAAGCTGAGTTTGCGTGGATCAAAGCGACCCAGGGTTTCAAACTCGCCAGTGAAGAATGTGCCTTTTTCAATACTTTGACCCATGAACACATGAGTGGCTGTTCTGTCATGTCGCACACGCATTTCATCGTAGTTGAATCCTTCGGGATCAAGCCCAGCTGCTTCCAGGTCCTCAGTGCCCAGGGGTGATTGCCAAACTTCATTGTCGTTTTGGTCATACACTGTGACATAGCAGAGATTGGAAAACTCCACTCCGGTTTCGTGTGCAATACTGTCACAATCGTGCCAGGCACCGTCTTGGTAGATCTGAAGTTCTTCGGGTATTTCCAATTCGTTGTCCCAGTCGCTGACCAGTTCGTCCAGATCATGCTCACGCCAATATTGATATTGGGCAGGGGTAATTTCGCCCAACACAATCTCACCACCGTATCCAGTCAGGTGTATGGTATACGTTTGAACTCCGTGCTTTAGCACTTCTACTAAGTCTTGTTTCTGCTTTCGAGTAGCCACAGCAGGCCTCACATGTGATCTTGGTTGTAGGCATTCCAGTCAGTGAACACTGCTGGGTCTTGAAGGGTGTGCAGTCGGTGGCACCACACACCGGGATTGGTTGCGTCAAAGTCCTGGTCGTCGATCTTGAGCATGGTGTTGTAGTTCCAGAGTCGAATGTAAGGAACACTTACTCTAATTTGCGGAACGAAGTTTCTGTACTCGCACAATCCAGAATCGTTAAATTCGGCCACTGCTGTGATAGGAATGTCCAGGCTGCACAAATAGCCCCGGGAAAGAAACGCTCCTACCATGCCTTCCCAACGTTGCCAGTCCAGATTGTTTTGGGGATCAAAACTGTGATTGGCACCAAAGAAGATATGCTCAATTGGCTCCGGCCCAGCAGTTAATTTCAACGCAATATCATCTACACTTTGCACACCTACCACAAACAGGGTAGTCTTGCCATAAGCTGGAGTATGTTCTACTTCGGTGCCGTAAAAGAAGTCAGCAGTTTCGTGCCCAGGTCTGTTCATGGCTGTTCCTGTTCAAGTTGATCAAGTTTGTTGTTGTCTAATTGTACACTATCATCTGTGATGTCAGCAACCTTGGGTTGGCCAAAATCAAAGTGTTGCGAGAATTTGGTTCGAGAGTTTTTGGCTTTTTTACCTTTGGCTCCGCGAGTGCCCACAATCTCCATCCAGTAGTCGTCATAGTGATCGATAATGGCTTCGGCTGATTCCCGATCAGGTGCAGCAAACACAGCATTCACAATGTCAGCAAAATGATCACCACTGGGCGCTGAGTATCGCATCATGGCTGGAAATTCACCACGCTCAAATCTTTGATTGGCCTCTTGTACCGAAGTCAAGTGCATCCAAACGTTGTGACCCATCAACAGGGCATAGCTAAAGCTGTCCCAAGATGTTCGTCCCCACTTGTTGTTTTTGTTTAGATCAGGCAACACATCATAGATTTCAGGATCTTGAAAGTTGTCTTCGGTCACTGTAACACCAGCCTTGGGCACTCCGGCTTTGTAGATACAGATGTCCTGCATGGTCAGCATGCTGCTGATGGGCGAATCTTGCCAACGCGGATAGATGCCGTCGGCAACTACGCCTTGTGCCCAGGGTCTTGTGTCTGTGGCATACTTTTTGTCGTCGGCCGAAGGAGCCATGCGATACGACCATTTGTCGTTTTGTGGGAAGACGTTTTCAAAATACACTTGTCCGTTGGCAGTGGCCAAGAACGGACTTGCGCAGTCAAAAGAGATGGTAAATTGCGGATTGACATATTTTCTTACGGCCTGTTGAATAACTGTTAAAAGAACTGCCCACTCCAGTTTGGAGGTGCCCAAGAAGTGCATCCAGTCGTGTTTGCCTGGTTGCAAGAGATTGTCATAACGCAGTGCTACCAGTCGTTTGAGAATCAAGTGCACATCGCACATGTTCTGTCCACCCATGGCCCAACCATCAAAGTGTGTGTCTGGGTACTTTGCAGGATCGCAATAGTCCTTCATGATCTCGTACCACTCGTCAGCACTGGTATGAGTATCACCTTGCAGCACGTTCAAGAATCTAGCGCCACCGTTGGCAACACCTTTGCGATGCTGCATAAAGTATTCGTTGTTGAACCGGGTGGCATCTACTGCTTGTTGCAGTGTGGTAATACCACAAGCCGCTGAGGCCTTGGGATCATGAATAACCCAAGTGGGAATATCCAGGATCATGCCGTAGTCAGCAATGTTGTCTAGCCAAGTCAAAATAGCTTCACGCTTCTTTTGCGCTTTGGCACAACCTGAATTGGCCTTCCAGTCACCTTCCCACAAGCCCTTGGCAATCTGGAAGCCACCTGAGTCGCCTAGCATAAATGTGCCAGGCTCCCGATTACGCACCATGTCTTCTGACCAATCCTGCTTGTTCAAGTCCAAGTTAGCATGCCCGCCCGAGTATAATGACCATTTGTATGGAAACAAGGCTTTAGAACTGTTGAGCCAGTTCATTTGTTCCATGTCGGTAAGTCCAGCTGGGAAACGAGCCGGATCTACATAGTGCTCGTTGCGTTGCTTGCCCACAAACGTGGCGTAGAAACCACTGATAGCCGGCAAGAACACAGCATAGTCATTTTGCTTGGCAGTTAGATTGTCTTGCACATGCTCAGTCATCACTTGCTTTGTGCAGGAAGAATATAGTTGTAAACAGCAACACCAGAGTCAACAGTGATCTGTGCTGCACCATCGTCGCTGATGCGCATGATTTTGTCACCAGTCAGCCCCAGGATGCTGCTTACTTGGTTGGCTGGCCAACTCCATGCACGTTTAAGTGTGCCAGTGACTCCTGCTTGAAACACAAAGTTTCCAGCATGTGTACTATGATCGCCAAAGAAAAACTTAAGATCACCGTTTTCAACCTTGGCCTGAAAATTGGGCTCCTCAACGTTGGCACTCATTTGCATTTTTAACCGCATGATGCTGGCAACACTGGGCTCAAACTCAATGTGCCAGTTGACACCTTTGAACTTGGCAGTTTTCAACTTGTCATTGACAATTTCACTGGCCATGAATCGATAGCTGTTTTTGAAGTCACCGTTTTTGTTTTCAAATGCAATGCCATCAGGTTCACCAGTGGCTCGTTTGGTAATTGTGAGCTTGGCTTCTTCTCGATATTCTTGCAGATTCAGCAGTGTCTTGAGTTTGGTCAAGTTTGGCATACCAAATGTGCCCATAAACTCAGCAACAGGATTTTTAAATTCTGCTTGTACCACCACGCTCAAGTCTTCAGCAAGACCTGAAATTGATGTAGTTTTGTCGTCACCGACAATTTTGACCAGGTCAATACAACCCAAATCATGTGTGTGCTGGACCAGGTCCAATAAGTAATCTCTCATAAATTCTCCTTGTGTGTTAGTATATAGGTTTTATTGCGGGTTTGCAATTATTTTGGCAACACTCTGGCCGCCTCGTAGTGAAACAATTTGACCAGGTCTGCGAAGTTCAATCCAACTGATATCACCTTCGCCGGTGTAATCGTGTGTGATTTCATAACCGATATTTTCTGCAATAATACGCAGTCTGTGTCCTGGCACATAACTCATAAAACTTTTTTCGGCCAGCGCCACTCCGTGCCAGCGATTGCAGTTGTTGTAGGTAAACAAAAATACACCGCCTGGCCGCAGTTTGGCAAACACTTCCTGCAAATACGACTGCACTATGTTGATAGGTTTGTAGTTGAAGTAGTTGTAGGCAAATACCAGGCCAAACTGATTGTCGGGCAGCTGATGCATGGCCGGCATGCCACGATAGTCATTCACCTCGTAAGGACGTAGGCGTCGCTGGTATTCGGGAGTAAATGCTGCAATTGCAGGTGCCAGTAGTTCATTGTTGTGATCCACAACGTACAAAGTATCTAACGGTACTAGATCTTCAATAAAATTTTCTCTACCAGGACGAATGATCATTCCGGGCAGTCTCCAGTCAGTGTACCCTTTGAGTCTAGCTCTTAGGATATTGTTGCTTTCTGGATCAATGGTTAATCTTCGATTCAAAATGTAGTCATTGGGTTCATAGCACATTTCTTCTTCGTACACACGCTGACTCAATTGATACAGCGCTGGTTCATAAGTGTCAATCATTGCTTGAAGCTTACGAGTTAAATCTACAATGTCGTCGTTGAATGCAGATATAGAATCTTTTACTTTGTTAAAGTTTAGTTCTAGATGTTCGCTTACGTTGGCCAGTCTAATTGATTGTTCGCTGATGACATGCATGATCCCTGCCAGGTGCCTGACCGCGGCGCCACACGCAGGATCCATGCTCATGTTATCCAGCAAGTTTTTATACTTTACAACTTCGCTCAGTATCATTCGAATGCAAATAAACTAGTAAATGTATTTTCAGTATTGGTAGCTGCTGCCAGGTCCCATTCCAGCACACCCAACAAGTTATCAATTTTCTGATCCACCACAGTGGCTTCCATTAATCCGTCATCAAATGGCAGTTCTTTGAACCATTCTGGCAGGCGTTGCTCGTCTGTGGGATAGCCAATTGACGTCCAACCCAGCGCATTGTTCTTGAGTTTGCACACAATGGTCTTCATACCATCTACAATTTGCATGCTGTAGTTGTCACTGTTCATTCGTCGCATGTTGTTCCAGTTCATAGCAGCTCTGACATGACCGGGCATGTTGGCTTTGCCTTGTTCTTTTTCAGCTGCACCATACTTGGTCAAGTTGTTCACACGCTTGGGTGAACCTTTTTCCCAGCCAGGTCGCTCCATAAATTCATATTTGAATTTGCGAATGTGCTCAATCACATCATCACGTTGCACACCACTCAGTATCTTATTTAGAATTTCCAACAAAAAGTCTTGAATAACTTTGGGAGTATCACTGCGTTTTAGATCCAGTCCAGTGGCTTTGGTTTTGCCAATCTTGCCGTTCACATCCAGCCGTTTGCCTTCGAGATCAATGATGTTTACAGCGTATCGTTTCTTGGTAATAAACAAACTGCGATCTGCAACCATCTCACGACCACACTTGATCAGTTCGCCCATGTCTCGTGGACAATGAAATGCACGTTCCATAAAGCCTGGAAAGGATTCGTTCACTTGGTCTGCAATTGAGTCATACAAAGCAATACAAGTTTCCTTGCTCCATTCCATACGACCTTGTTCTACTTCGGTCTTGAGCACAGACCATGCACTAAAATAACACGAGTCAGTGTCGCCGTAGATAACAGCCTCGCCCACATGATCATATTTGCCAGTGATACACTCGTTGATGTATGCATCCATGTGCTTGGCAATTGCACGACCCGTCAACGTAGTTGATTGTCCAATACGCTTGTCAAAGAATCTACAGCCAGGATTCAAAATAGCACCATACAAGCTGTTCAAGTTGATCTTCTTGACCAGTTGTCTCTTGTCCCAGAACGCAATGTCTTTGGGATCAGTTGCTGCTTTTTTCTTGGCCTGCATGTCCTTGCGTTCACTATACCAACGCTCAAGTAGACCTGGGATAATACCCTTCTTTTCATATGTAAGAATAGTGCCATTGGCGCTGAGAATCCAGGGCTGGTGACTGTCAAACACAATCTTCCAGATTTCTGCTGCTGAGTGTGTGCTTTCAGAACCATCCTGCCAGTCAATAGTGATCTGTGTGCCTACTTCAGTGTTCATTACACTGGTATACTCAAGACTGCCAAACAAGTTCTCCCAGGCATCTGCAAACTTGCCGCCATTCTTGGCCATCTTGTCTTTGATATAATGGTCAGTCATGGTCTGGCGTAACTGTCCAACAACAGTTTCTGGACCCATGTTCATGGCACGAATCGCTGAGGGATACAAGCTGTTGATGTCAACTGACCCCACCCATTCGTGCATGCCCTTTCGAGGGTATGCAACATATGCGCCAGCAGCTTGGTTGTCAATGCTGTCGTCTCTGTGCTTGCGGTTGGGAACAACCATGCCACGTTCATGTGCTTCGTTGATAATGGCCTGCTCAGTCACTGCCACAGCACCCATTGTGGTCTGCAACAACACAGTGTTGGCATGTGCCAGTTCGCTGGCCAATTCCAAGAAACGCAATTTCTTGTCCAGCTTGTCCAGCAGTGCAGTATCTTGTCTGTTGTATTCTATAAATGTTTTAAAGTGTTGATTGTACAGCTGATCCAGAGTACCTTCAAACTGTGTCTTGCGCTCGCCTAGTTCGTATTCTGCAATGGCATCCAGGCTGTAGCTGTGTCGTTCCTCGTAGGTGTACTTGCGATACAGTTGCATATAGTCCATGTGTACACGGCCTACCAAGTCAAATGTTTCTTGTTCTGCACCAAAGCGTTCAAACATACGCTTCTTGGGATGTTGTCCCCACAAACAAAACTTGCGAGTGTCGTCCTTGCTGAGAATCCTGGTGCAACGATTTATGGTGTAAGGAATGTCATAGCCTTCTGAATTCCAGCCACTCAGTACATCAGCTTCTTGAATCAAGTCCAGGAACATTTTGATCATGTCCTCTTCTCGCTCAAACAAGAATGTGTTGTCAAACTCAGCTACCATTTCCTGAGCAGTGGCCATACTCAAGTGTTTGGGCGGAACTGCCAGTGTGACCAACTGATCCAGCCAATTCAAATAAACTGATATGGCAGTGATTGGGTTGAACGGATCTTCAACTGGACTAAAGCCACGTTCCTTGTCAAAGTCCACTTCAATGTCAAAGAACGCTGTGTACAGTTCAGGAGCGTCTTGATCCTTGTAGTTTTCTTCCAGGCATCTAAAGATGGGATTGATATCTGACTCGTACAGTTGCTTGCCCGAGTGCATGCGAACTTCTTTGCGAAATTCTTTGTTGTTGCGTGTGCTGAATCTTGACACAGGTGTGTCATAGATGCTGCGGAATTTGCCCCTGGCATCATCATAGTAAAAGATGTAGTTGGCAGGATATTCTCGGTAGACTCGATTGCCGTTGCGGCGTTCTACCACGTGAATTCGATCGTGTTCACGATCATAAAGTGCGTCAATATAACTCATTTAACTCCGTTTGTGGCCGGTAAGCCGTGATACATGCTCGTGACGTGAGCGACTCGGTATTGCCGCAATACTTATAATGTTTTGCCCACAGTCTCAAGAATTGTTTCCAGCAATTCGTGATCCTGTTTAGCCTTGCCAAATTCGGCTTTGTGTGCCAGCTTGATGGCTTTTTTCAACACACCTGGCTTGATCTCAAGTTCTTCCGCAATGGCCTTGATGGTGTCGTTGAGTCCACCAGTGAGTGTTTCAATTTCTTGAGTGACCTGCATGCCCTCGTTGATGATTTGAATCAGTTTGATCTTTTGATCGCCGTTGAATGTTTTTTGTTGTGTCATAGAAATCTCCTAAAGTAGTCAGTTAGTATAACTGTTACTCCAGGAGAAGTCAATGTGTTGTTGCTCGTTTTAGGGTACGCAGTAGCGAATTGTTTCCCCAGGGTAGAAGCCACCCCACACTTACGGTAACAAGTACCGGTCCTAAGGGTGTTTGATTAGCTCATTCGAGCATGTTCTCTGCGGCGTTGAGCACCAATATACACCACACGTTCAATCAGGTGATTTCGTTGTGCAAATGCTACTTCGTTGATCAACCCATGTTTGGTAAATTGACGGTCAATGTATTTTTTGATCTTTTCTACATCGTCGCGAGTGGTAACAGACTCCAGCATGTGTTTGACTTGCTTGACTGTTTCGGCCACTGCCTTGTCTGCAGGTAGCTTGGCATTGATACGATTGATATAATCAAGTTCATTCTTGTTTAATTTATTTGCACCGCTTGTGGTAGCTGCCAGTGGTTTAACTTTTGCAGGTGTTGATGTTAAACTAGGAACAGTTGGGCTTTTAAATGAAGTAGT